GAGAAGTTGTTAGTCCAGTTTTGAACCGCGTAGTAGGTGGGTGCATTAATAACCTTAGTCATTTCTGTCTGTCCCGAAGCTGAACCGATCCAAGGTATACGGCGGTAGTACTCCTGAGTCGTAACAATAGAACCTCTCGGACCCAAGGTAGACGCAGTGAGATCTCCATAACTATTCCCATAGACATCAGAGCTTACAGCAAGTATTTCAAACTTTTGTGGTTGTTCCCAAGAGCTTGTTTGATACGTTCCAAAGTCCATCTTTGTAATAACCTGTGCATGTACATTGGCGATGATCTTAGAGCCGTAATGGCTATAAGTTGACGAGGTGCTACTAAGGTTAACATCCATCGTATTTAAACTAACCGTAGGGACTCTGGTGTATTCGATATTAAGAGATTGGGTCTCAATATACCATGGTCCTCCAAAGGCATTCGACGCGGAAAAACCAGTACCGCTTACGCTTGCGGTACCTGAGCTATTGTAGTCTGGGAGAGCAGGGCTGAAGTCTGCTGGTGGTAAGGGTGTTCTGCTGTCACTGTCTGTCATAATTATCTCCTAGGATGAGTTGTGTTTCTCTTCTCTAATTTATATAGCTAAACTTTAAACGGGTAAGAACGAATTACTTACTATCTTCTACTTTTTTGGGCGGTTCATCCTTGATCTTCCCAGTATCTGTCTCACCAGCCACAATAGATCTGAGGTTGGCTCCGAACATTGTTATGAGCAAGGTTAAAATTGAGGACACAACTGAGATCTCGCTGCTGGGAATATATTGTACTGCGTACAAGAATGCCCCAACAAGAACTAGTAGGTACAGGGGACCGAACACTGCGATATGCTTAGATGCTGATTCGCGAGCGGTCATTTGAAGCTTCATTTTTTGAAGCTCTAGCTTCTGCTCCATTCTAGATTTTTCAATAACAGCTTTGAATCTCTTCTCGGCTTCTTTGCGCTCTTCGCGCTTAATCTTTAAGGCAGAGGTAGTATCTTTTACCACAAACTGAGTGCGTGGCTCTGTATAATCATCATCTTCAAACACGGGTCGTTTTTTCGTCATATGGGCCTCCTAAAAGCGGGAACTATAATATATAGGGCTAAGTACTTAGAGCGGGCTTTAAAATTTCGCGGCCCTTCGGGCCAATGACTGCTATATAATAATGCAAGAGGTAATACATGTCCATCTCAAAAATAATCAAAGAAAAGAAGTGTTGGTCGGGGTATCGTAGGGTGCCCGGTAAGGTATCAGGTCAGAAGGGATCTTGTAAAAAGGTTACCGAATATGATGACGAAGAAGAGGCTGAGATGGATGCTGAAGACGCTGGCTTAGGAGAAGGCTCCGATAAGGGTGGCTTACGAGGCTGGTTCAAAGGTGGTGGTTGGGATCGCTATGATTCCAAGGGAAAGAAGCTAGGTAAGTGTGGCGGTCGTAAGGAGGGAGAAGCGAAACCCAAATGCTTCTCTAAAGAGAAGGCTGCTGCACTTGGTAAAAAGGGTCGTAGTGCTGCGGTTCGTAAAAAGCGCAGGGATGATCCAAATCCAGAAAGATCAGGCAAACCTATTAATACTCCTTCTACTAAAAAAGGACTTAAAATGAGAAAGGAACAAAAAGAAACCGTATACGTCAAATTGGCAGAACAACTCCTTGAAAAAAAGGATGCTTGTTACAGTAAGGTAAAAGCAACTGCTAAGGTATGGCCTTCTGCGTATGCTTCTGGCCGACTCGTTCAGTGCCGTAAGAAAGGTGCTGCAAACTATGGTAAGAGCAAGACCGAAGACATGGACGAGAAGAAGGGCACGATGCCAAAGATGAAGATGGGTGTTCACAAGTCCCGTGCTGGTGGTCTGACGGCCAAGGGCGTTGCTGCCTACCGTAGAAAGAACCCCGGTTCTAAATTAAAGACTGCTGTAACCACGAAGCCATCTAAGCTTAAGAAAGGTAGTAAGGCTGCTGGTCGCCGTAAGTCTTTCTGCTCTAGAATGGGTGGTATGAAGAAACGCCTAACCTCCAAGAAGACTGCCAGTGATCCGAACTCTCGTATCAACAAGGCTCTTCGTAAATGGAACTGTTAGCGTGTTAATAGTTGAGGTATACAAATGGACCCGGTAGACGATTTAGTTTACTCTACAAAATTAAGAAAGCCAAAAGGAGAAATAACCTTGTTTCGGGACGGAGCAGAATTCATTGCTCTTCCCCCACCAAGCGAAAACTCCAGTCTGGCAACAGGGAAGGATCTCCTAGCAGTTCAGGGTGCGACCTACTTACGAGCAGATGGTATCATAAAAAGTATTAAGAAACATGATACTGACCCAGCTTTTGCTGTGAAACGGTATATGGACATCTTCGGTTTGGAGTATGACCAGCAGTTTATTGATAAGATTTTGACTGAAAGTGCATACATTGTAAAAACTATCAAAAACAGCTTCAATAGACCTCGACCCTTTCAGCTTGCTCCCTACTACGATATAGAATTAGACGTTTTGGGTAGCCGAACGGCAAAAACTCCTGCCTACCCTAGTGGACACACGACCCAATCAAGACTGATTGCTGAGATCTACGCTGCGAAATACCCAGAGCATCGAAAGAACCTTCTCAGGGCAGCGGAAGAATGTGGGCAGGGGAGAATTATGGCGGGTTTCCACTATCCTTCTGACCACAAAGCTGGGGTCTACTTAGCTAAAAGACTTTACAGTCTCCTAAAAACTAATAAAGAGGCTATAAAATATGATCAAAAGATTGATCTCACCACTAGAAAACGATAAACTGGAAGGTATATGCTAACTAAAAGGTTTATGCTACCAAGGGTAGCTCACTGTAGTAACGGGTGCTGACTAAACCCTATCATCGTGCAGGGCTAATGCCCAACTGACTGTGAAAAGCAGCCAACACGTTGATAGGGAGAGGAACCCATCAAGGATAAAGTTGCCAGTGATACTTTTCCAAGCTACACTAAGCAACATTCCAACCCAAAATCCCAAACACATGGGACAGTGGAGGAGTTCTCCAAGCTTTTGGCTCTCCTCTGCTGCGTTTTTACGCATATTGGCAAAAATCTTGCCGTGAGTCACTGAGAAAGTGATTCCAAAACTAACGAGTGTCCAGATAAGTAATTCCATTAGGAAACCAAGGGTAGTGAAGTGTTATTTATGAAGGCTTCTCGGTTTTTGTGCCAAGAATCTCTGCCCACGATATCCCCTGCGGAGTGGTGGATGATTTTTATGGGAATTGTGTGGTTCTCTAGCTTTGAATTGTGTGCTTTGCTGGTATAATGGAGATCGTAGAAGTCCCAGTCCCCTCTAAAGTAGTCTGGCTTGCCCATTCCTACGGTATCCCATACACATTTTCTAGCCGCTAGGAATAGACCGTCTAAAACTACCACTCTTCTGTAGGGTCCGTATTCAGTGTTGTATATTTGACCCTTCTCGCCTCGGTGATACACTGCTCCGCTATGTAAACCAGCCCTCCAGTTGTCGTAATTCCACCATACGGCATCAGGGCCAAGCCGTGTGGTTCCTGCTGGGCCTACGATGCCTGTATTCTCTCGTAAGCAAGAAGCTATTTTAGCTATGAAGTCGGCCTTAGTATCCAAAAGCTCAATATCGTCATGGCAGAATATCACGATATCCTCACTGCTTGCATCACACTTGTCTAGTCCTTTTTTGTAGGCTTCAAAGATAGATGTTTGGTTTGTCATCACTTTAACTTGCACACCAAAGCTAGATAGTGTATCTAACAAGTCCCGTGTAACTTTGCTGAAATTATTAGTTCTAGTACATATTACTGCGAAGATCTTCATGGACTATAATAGTAAAAGTTAGCATACAATCATGGAACAAGCAGAATTAGTAGAAGAGTTTAAGAAGTGTAGGGCTGATGCTAGTTATTTTATTTCTAACTACATCAAGGTCACTCACCCCGTTCGTGGTCTTGTCCCCTTTAAGTTATACCCTTTTCAAACGGATATTTTAAAATGTTTGCAAGAACATCGGTTTAATATTCTAAGAAAGTTCCGACAGGCTGGTTGCACTACGATCTCGGCTGCGTATGCCTTGTGGATGATCGTGTTCCAGAAACACAAGCAAGTAGTTATTTTGTCAAAAGGTGATGCTGAGTCAACGGAGGTTCTGGATCGTATTAAAATTATGTACGAAGAACTTCCCGTGTTCTTAAGACCTAAGTTAGTTGAAGATAACAAACATACCATGAAGTTAGCCACAGGCTCTTCAATCAAGTCTCGCCCATCAGGCAAGCAATCAGGCCGCTCCCTAGCTGGCTCCCTTCTAATTATTGACGAGGCTGCTTTCATTGAAAACATTGACACTATTTGGGCTGCTGTATACCCAATTATCTCCACAGGAGGTAGGGCTTTTGTCCTTTCTACCGTTAATGGTATTGGCAATTGGTATTATGATGTGTATCACAAAGCCTTAGCAAAGGAGAACTCCTTCAACGCTATTGACATTAACTGGGAATCCCACCCTGAGTATAAACGGATGGAGGGGTTTGATTTTCTTTACGATGAGATGGAAAAGAAAGATCTTCATGTAGATGATTGGGAAAAAACTACAAAAGCTAACATGCCCCTAAAGCAGTGGCTTCAAGAGTATGAGTGTGAGTTCCTCGGTACAGGTGATACCTATTTGGAGGGTTACCTACTCACTAGGTTGGTAGAGGAGCAGAACGAAGACTACTGGATTAAGTACAATAATAAGATGCGGGTCTGGAAAGACCCTAGCCCAGAGCACGAATATGTGATTGGGGTAGATGTGAGCTTAGGTAGGGAACGGGATAATTCCGCTTTTCATATTTTTAATGCCTACACAGGTGAGCAAGTTGCGGAATTTTACTCCAATAAAACCCCAATTAATGAACTTGCTCAAATTTTAACTAACGAAGCTAATCTATATAATAATGCATCCGTAATTATTGAGCGGAACACAATCGGCAACAACCTGATTGATTGGATGTTCAATGTTATGGAGTATGACAATCTATGGATTGATGATAAAAACGATTTTGGTATTCAGGTCACGACGAGGAACCGTGAGGAACTTCTAGCTAGGATGGAAGAATACATTCGAAACAACTTTATTAAAATTAATTCTAAAAGAACTGTGGAGGAGCTTCTAACTTTTATTGTTGACGATAATGGAAAGATTACTGCTGATGAAGGCAAGCATGATGATTTAATTATGAGCCTTTCAATTTCTATATTTTTACTACATACATTAGCAGGGAGTGGTCCCTTAGAGATGAAAGATAGCCTAGAAGAACAAGAACGTAGACCTCCAGAACCTATGAGGTCCACTGTCCATGACGCGGTTAACCAAGAATTAGAGGAAGATATAAGATGGCTGATGAAATAAAAGACGAAGACAAGTTAAATGAGGATGCCATCGGCAATACTAAATTCTCAAACACACCTGATAGTAACACTGGTCCTTACTTCTGGCCGTCAGGTCGGTTAGGCCAATTCCTCGCTAGATTCTTTGCTACAAAGGCTGCGCCTTATATGGCAAAGCAGGCAGATGATGGGGTAACTCCTCAAGCCACCCTAGCTGGAGACACGGTACAGAATGTCGATACTGTCAAGCCCGATACTCTCCCCGCTCTTGGTGCTCTTAGTAGGACCACATTGCAGCTTCCTGAACTGGAGAAGAACAGGAGGGAGCGTTATACAAAGTATGAGGAGATGGATGATTATCCCGAAATCGGGGTTGCATTTGATATCTATGCTGACGATTCGACTCAAAAAAATCTGCGTAACGAGAGATGGACTGTTCTTGCTGATAGCCAGATGGTTGTGGATGAGGTAAATAAGTGCTTCAAGAAGATTCAGCTAGATAGGGACTACTGGGATATCATCAGAAATACCTGCAAATATGGGGACTGCTTTATCGAAACGGTTCTCGATGTTAATCATCCAAAAAGAGGATTGCAAAGGCTAAAGGTTCTAAACCCTAACTTTATTATTCGGGTGGAGAATGAATACGGCTACCTTACGGATTTCTTGCAAGAGATTCCAGAGGATAATGATTGGCAAGCATTTGGTAGCATGGCTGGTAATATGGCTAGTTCTAAGTATATCACTTTAGATAGAAACCAGATTGTACACTTTAGGCTTAGAACTTCTGACCCTGCATTCTACCCATACGGTAAGTCTATTGCAGCCCTAGCTGTTCGAGTATTCCGCTCTCTCAAGCTTATGGAAGATGCGATGCTTATCTACCGTCTAGCTAGAGCACCTGAAAGAAGAATTTTCTACATTGACGTTGCCAACATGCCAGCTACCAAAGCTGAGATGTTCATCGAAAAGGTAAAGGAGAAGTTCAAGAAGGAAAAATACTACAACGCTAATGATGGCACTGTTGATTCTCGCTACAACCCACTTAGTGCTGATGAGGACTTTTTCGTTCCCACAAGAGGAAACCAAGGCACTAAGATTGACACGCTCCCCGGCGCACAAAACTTAGGTGAGGTTGATGATGTAAGGTACTTCCGTGATAAGCTTCTGGCTGCACTGAAGGTTCCGAAGGATTACATTGTTGAGAAGGATAAGTCCCCTGAGCGTAAGGCGAACCTGTCACAATTAGATGCTAAGTTTGCTCGCGTTATTAGTCGCGTTCAACAGCAAATGGAGATGGGCTTAGAGCAGATTGCTCGTAGACACCTTGCTCTTGTAGGTTACCCAGCCAGCATGTTTAAAGAACTTCGTATCCAGCTTCCAGACCCTAGTGATGTATTTACTAAGAGAAAAATGGAAATTGATGAGCAAAAAGCTCGCGTAGTACAGGCAGTTGTGGGCTTAGGTATTTTTCCTAAATCTACCATCTATAAAG